TGTCAACCTTGCCCTTTGAAAGCATTTGTGTGTATTGTACAAGTCCACGTGAAGCATCAGAAGCACTTGCGTTACTGGCATAAAAAGCATTGTTTAAGGCAAGCGTTGTATCCACTGATTTTTCAAGATTTCCCGTAAGTACAGTAAGATTTTGAGCAGACGCAACTATTTCATCAAGTGATGTCGGTAGTCCTGTAACACCATCAGCCAATTTTTGTGTTGCATCTGCTGACTGCTCTGCACCGAAACCCATGTTTTCAAGAACTTTAGGAAAACGGTTTAAAGTGTCGTATCGTGAAACTGCTCTGTCAATTGACCCAACAACCAATTGAAACCCTTTTTCAATTAACTTAAAAGCTGCCATACCTTTTACGATACTACCCATAGTATCAGCACCTTTTTGAAAACCCGATGCGTCCATGGAAGTATCGAACTTTAATGTTCCGTCGTAAGCCATAATTTTCCCCCTTTCTGTTTTTGGGTACGAAAAAAGACACCGTGTGAAAACACAATGCCTTTACTTATATGTATTTAATTTTAGTTTTTAATGTTTTCCTGCTTTCCAACGATGACCACAATTCAAGCAAGTAATGTATACTTTTTTTGCTCCTGCATTACCTGCTATTAAACCTAAAGGACCCGCAACAGCAGCACCTATAACAGCTTTTCCTACGCCAAAACCCTTTTGATTTGCAGTTATTGATGTTGATTTACACAATGGACATTTCGGAACGTTATCAACCACTGGTTGTTGTGTAAATGTCGGAAAATCATCGCTTGCCATTTCTTTTACTTGGCTCACTCTCTGCGGGGTTATATTTGTTTTATTACACGCTATTCTATAACACTTACTGCAACAAAATCCATCTGAGGTCATAGGGTATGGAACACCGAGTTTCTTTCCACACACATCACAGTTTTTTGTAATACCGTTAATTATGCCAAATATTCCAATCATACAAATCCTAAAAATAAGCGTAAATAAAATCAGAAAAATAAACAGCTCAAAAAATTCACTTGAACGAATTCTAACCCCCCTAATTGTAACAATTGTTATAATCGCTACCACTAAAGAAATAAGCCATTTTAATAAATTTTTATTATTTTTCATAGTAAACCCCCATCAATAAAATGTAGCTTAGTTTACCATTATTTCACAGATTTTTCAAGTGCTTCTTGAGCTTGCTTGTATCTTTGTTCCGCGCGGTCTAAGGTCTGCTGGTTAATTTCTTCAACGCTCAAGGGTTCTTTATCTGTTGATTTCAAGGCAAATAACTTTCGCATTTTAAGCACGTGCTTTTTCTCGCTTTTGGGTAATTCGCTAAGGTCAGCAGTGCGCCAATATATCACACGCTTAATCATGGTTTCTTCGGGAAGTCCCTCGAATAAAGCCAAAAATTCCCACCAGTGCAGAAAATCAACAGTTGTTAAGCTGATATTGTATGTAGAATAAAAAGCGGAATAAATCAAGTTGGCGTCTTGTTCAAAATCATAGCCTTTTTTAGCCGCTTTTTCTATACCCTTACTTTTTCCTACGGTTTCTGTTTCACCACGAGAAAAGAACCATTCTAACCCCTTAGCGGCTTTGTGTGTATCTTTTGGTGGTTCTTCGTACAATTGGTTTAATGCCGCTGCTGTTTTTTCAATTTCGTTTAGGTCGTCGTCATGCAATATCAAATCAACCTGTATCATATTGCGGAAATCGGCAGAAATAGGAATGCCCTCGTATTCTTCAGGTAAACCATTCATTAACAAGATATTCATTGCGTGCGCCTTGTAGTTCTGTTAGGTTTATATTTTTGCAGTTTTACTCCAAACTTTTTGCCTTGTTCCTCTAAAGCATCACCGATTGCCTCGTTGATTTCTGTAACTTTATTCAAGCTTGGATTATTTCCGAGCAACTTATCCGCTATACCGTCGCCGAATGTTCCATCGATAAAATTTCCGAATATTTTAAGTTCGGCATCGAGAAAATCCATATAGCTTTTTAAAAAATTCGGGTCATTAGATGGAAGTATAACCAAATTCATGCCTTTTGCATCATTTTCCATCTTTTCTCCCGCTATAGTATATCTCTGAATATCAGTTGGGGAGGTTAGGTCAAAATCTATTTCTAAATCATTAATTTTTATCATCTTATTTACTCCTCATATAAAAGGTTGAGCGGATATATCTCTATACCCGCTTTTTATCATTCTTTTGATATAACCGGTTTTTTAAATCTTGTTTTGTCGCTCTGTAAATATGCAATACGTGTCTCCGTTGGTTTATAACCGTCACGGGAATATAAATTTTCACCCGCAATATAAACCGTTTTTTCAGGGTCTTTATCATCAGTGAAGTTTATAAGCACTGCATATTTTGTTTGTATTTTTTTAACTGCCATGGGTTACCCCTCCTTATGGTGTGGGAGGTGTGTATGTGTATTCTGTTGGCATAACTGTTGATGTCAGAGTTGCAGAGAAACTTGCGTTTTCACCTGCCGCACCTGATAAATCATCTTCGATTGCAATTGATATACTGCCGCGTTCTCCTGCACCTGTCAGCATATTAAAATACACATAAGGACGGATAACGGACTGCCCTGTGCCGTATTTAATAGCGTGTGCGAGGATAGCATCCTGAAATTCATCGCCGTTGTATCTGTCGCCGTTAACAGTAAAGCTTCTTGATGTTCCTGTTTTGGTGGTTACTTCACCGGTACGTAGATACTGACTTGTCTGTGTCTGTGCAGACAATGCACCCGACTGTTCTGTAATACCTGTCTGTGCGACGATATAATCATGTACATCGGTTGCACTCCCCGCGAAATCAATAGCCAACATCATATCATCGGCTGTGGAAAATCCCTTAAATGCCGCACTTGGTGTGCGTCCTGCCATTAATTCTAATATTGTCATTTTATATATCTCCTTTTTTGTAATATTCCAATTCACATTGGATTTGATAATTTCCTGCGTTTACATCGGGCCGAAATAAATAACCTGTACCTATAGCACGAATGCTTCTTGTTTGCATATTACATGGCAATTCAGGCAGATTGCGCAGTCTTGACTGCGTTGTCAGCCAATTAGCTAATTTTTCATAAAATCCTGTATTCAACATATTTTGTACAACATCAGCACCATAATCATTAATACTTGATAAAGTAAAGGGATAGCGACATCGCGCGCCGCCGTCCCTGTATCTTTGAATAACTTCATCTGTCGGACTTGCGCCAATAGCATATTCAACACCTGCCTGTCCTGTGTCCTCAGGTAAATAATCAATGTTCAATCTTCCGTTTGACATAAGAGGACAATTTGAAAAATAATCTACCAGTGATTCAATTATTGTAGTTACCATTTAACCGCCTCCTGCAAGTCTTTGAGCACCTGCTAAAATTCTTCTGCCCTCGGCAGCTTTGCCACGTTCAAACCACATTCCACCACGCATAGGGTCATATCGGCGGGTAGTAGCAGTGTGATAATATTGCTTTGCCGCATAAGGTGCGATATATTTCACTTCTCCGCTTCCTATAACTGTGCCAAGCTGTCCCGAAAGTTTTAACATTCCTGTATCAAACGGAACACGTGGGTCACACATTCGTAAAACTTCGCTGTCAATAAACCTTTGAGCTATGTTAAAACCATTAGTACGACGACGGGCAAAATCCTTATTCCATTCTAATTTGGCAACACTTTTACCCGATGCCGTTGTAGTCGTGATTATAGCTCCTCTTGGTGTAGTGATTGTTAAATTTGCCATTATTTCCCCTCAATTCTTAAATGTGGGAGAATGCGTGTCATATTGTCGGTATGCACAGCGATAACAGTGAAAGAATTTGTGAATTGCTTTGTTATTTCTGTAATACTGTTTATAACCTCAGCTTCAACACTTCCTAACACAACTACATCGCCGTTTTGTGCCGTCCAATGCTCATTGGGATTATAGAGCGTAACATATTCGTCACGCTCTAAAAAACCATTAGGCATTGAATCAACGGGTATTCTTATGCTGTAACCATCGTTAGACGTTAAACCGTCCCCGGTTGTAACACGTTGGCAACCAGACCAACTGACTTCATTTATAATTGTCCTCGTCCAAACATCTTTTTTTGTGTCCTTGTCGAACCATCTGTTATAAATGGTTATCGTCTTATCGAAACCAATCATCATAACCACCTATACATGAGATTTACAGGGAATTGCAAATAACGAGTGCAAATAACTTTACGCTCTTTAAGTTCGGATTTTATAATAGAATCACTCCCAACAGAAACGGAATATTTATCGTTAGTGACACTTGCTATCCCACGGGGCAGTTGCTTAGTAGTAGCTTTATATGCGGCTATAATGTCCACTAATGCACATTCACATATTTTTATTGACCTTTGCATATTTTCTGACGCTGTTAACGCTCTGCCATTGGTTTGTGACAATATTTCAGTATAGGCATCATTAACATTTGCATTGTAAATATCTTCTGTCAAACGTCCATGAAACTCATCACGATAAAATATAAAATCTGAAAAAGTGGACATTATAATCACTCCTTAACTGGTTTGGTTGCAGGTTTTGCTTTCGATTTGGTGGTATCTACTGCTTTGTATCCCTTATCCTTGTATTCGCCAAATCTTTTATCGTCTATCTGTCGGGATATGCCGTTTTTACTGATTAACATATATATATTCTCCTTATGTTGCAGGCTTATAGTGTACATATACACCCTTAGCTTTGTTTTCATATACAAAAGCATCGTGATATTCACGGAACTGGAATTTCCAAGCGTCTTTATCCTGATTAACATCGGGACTAAAGATTTTCGGCAGACTAAATTTAACAACCTGTAAAATTGCAGGCGGATAAATAATCATAAAGTTAATATCTGATGCTCCAGCCGCTTTTGAATATCCCCAGTTTGATGTACCATCATTAATAGTAATTTCAGTAAAGAAACGTGATTTAGGTACCCATACAATAGGCATATCATTGTATCCTGCCAATACTGTATTAACTGTACCATCGCTTCCCCACTGACGCTGTAGCGCTGTGTTTAGAATTGGTTTAAGGTCGCTATTTATGTACAGACGTCTACCAGTCATTGGCACTTCGTCGGCATCTAACTGTCTGACAGCTTCATCAATTGAAGCAATTACAGTATCTTTTGTTAGTACCGCTGGGGTGTTAACCTTACTTACATTGCTGTCACTTGCATATTTAGCAAATCTGTAGGCATCAATTTCAGGAACCACATGCAAACGCATGAATTCACCTGTGACGGTTCCAAAAGTTAAGCCGAGTGTTTCCTCGTCGTCCATGCGGTCAACTGAGATTTCTTTTCCGCGTTCCTCTGTAAGTGTCATTGTTGCCCACTGTGCAGTTACATCGCCTTTGGGATATCCTGTTGCACGGCTGTAATCGCCTAAACCGTCTGTTGATACTTGCAGTACCTTTACTTCGTTAACTCCTGTAAAATCGGGTCTTGTTGCGGCGTCCATGCCGTGTGTTACTGATTCGTTTTTGTATATCCCATCAATAATTGGGACATACCTTGAAGCCAATTGAATTGAATTTGCCATAATTTATTTACTCCTTTTCTGTGTTTAGTCCTGCACCTTTCATCGCCGCTGCGATAAATGGGTCAGTATTTGTGTTTTCGCTTTCGCTGTGAATTCCGCCTGTTGATATTTTGGCGGGTGTGTTGTCGTTATCTGATGATGAAACATCAAACAGATATGCGTCAGATTCTCCCAGAGCTTTTATTGCTGCTGTGATATCATCTTTTTGATTTTTGCTTGATTTAAGTGATTCCAAATCCAACAAAGCCGTTATTGCTTTAGGATTTTTACCCTTAGTTTCGGATATAATTCCGCTAATAAGAGAATTGAAATCCCTATCTGCGAGCTGATTTTTGAAATCTGTTTCTTTCGTGGCAAGGTCATTTTTCAATGTGTCGATTTCACCCTTTAGGGAATCTAAATCTACACCATCAAACGCATTAAGCTTTGCAGTGACATCATCTAGCTGTGTTTTGAATGTTTCCGCTTGTCCTTTGTACCCTTTGAGTTCTTCAATGCCTTTGCCATGTTCCGACACTATTTTGTCGATACTTTCTTTTTCAAGTCCCAGGTCTTCTAAAAATTTTCGTGTCATACTTTACCTTTCTCAGCTACGCTTTTTACAAGGTTGCATCTTGTACCGTTGTGTGTTTTACGCCGCGCCCGGCAAATTTTTTATATCAAAAAAGACACCTTTAAAGGTGTCCTTAATGGTTAATTGTTTTGTTTTCCTGCCCGCTCTCTGAAATAATCACGTCTTAAACCTGTTTGACTTATAAAGTCACGTTGTCGTGCCTGCCATTCTCTAACCTTACGTCTTGCGGCAGTATTATCCAACTCCGCCGCTTCCAGCGCACTTGATTCACGCTTCCATCGTCTGATACCGCGTTCTATATTTCGCTGTGCCTGTGTAGCGTCGTACAAGTCCATTATTTCGCCGTTATATGTAACCGTCTTATTATTGTACTCTCTGAGTTTTTCCGCCGTATACGCTGGCTCCGATAAACCCTCGAAGAATGAGAAGAAACTATGCCGACAATTCCACCCGCACAAACCCGGTCCCGTACCATATCCTGTGGAGGATATAAATGGGGGATATATAGGATGTGTACCGCTGATTGAATATATTTTGCCCTGCCATATTGCATGATCAGGACGCGCGCCCGGATGTGCAGTTACTTCAACTAAATCTATACCCATTTGTGACAGATTACCGAGTTGTACTTCTGCCACTGTTTGATTTACACCCGTTAATATAGCTCGTCTTGCAGCAACATCAAGAAAATCAACACGACCCGATGGATAATTGATAGAGGCTAAGCCGTTTTGCGATAGTCCTCTCACAGCATTTTTAATTGCTGTCTGATAGTCCATTGCACCTGTAACAATCTGTGTGTGTGCTAAATCTAACGCACGTTCAAATTGCCGTGTTGCTGTATTGGCAGTAGTGCGTGTTAGATTGATAAATGTTTCTGCTGTCTTGTTTAATCCAGCCTTTATTATCTGTTGTAAATATGGGTTATCCGCAAGAGGAACAGGTTTATACCCTGCCGTTTTAGATAATTTATTATCACTTGTAATTGTGCGGGTTACCGCCTCATCGAAAATATCAACCAATTGTTTTTCAGTTAAATTTAAAGCTTTCGACAACTCTTTTATGATATTTTCTTGTACAGCACCTATTATTTCTAACCGTTGTATCTGCCAGTTAGTAGCACTTGATACACTACCCATTGCACTTATACGGCGTGCCATGTCGTTTATAATTAACTGTTCTGCCTGTGCAAGTATCTCTATAACATTCTGCGGTAAATCATCAAGCTGTCGAAAAGTGAGCATTATTCATCTTCCCCTGTAGGGTAACCCAAAGTTCCGAATACCTTTTTTGTGGCATCTGCCAGCACAGCTTTTGCGGTTTCTTCATCTTCGCTATACCATTTAACACGATATTCCCACGGTTGCATAATATTGTCTCGGATATCCTGTATGTCCTGTATGCGACGTTCTTGGTCACTTGTGACATAGCCATCGGCAAATGAAACTGTTATTTCTGCATCAGGATCGATATTTTCGCCTATTATATTTTTTCCCACCCATAATATAGCTTTAACAATATCCTGTAAAGCTCGTTCTATACTGATTCCATGTTTCGCCGCATTTTGTTTAAGTTCCTGTTTTTCGCCCATATACTGCGTCGCTGTAACCTGTGACGCACCCCGCGTTCCTGAAAATTGGTAGTAATGCGTACCCAACCCACACTTAAACGATAAATAGTCAAGTTGCGATTGCATACCACGTTGATTATCTTCTACACGTAACGATGGATTGAATTCATATATCAATTTGTTATCGTCAAGATTTTCATCACCAATACTCACAAATAACTGTTGCATCATATCATCAGGTGCTAAATATATCGGTTGACCCTCGCTGTTCACACCTGCCGTTTTTGTGAGTTCCCTATTATAAAAAACTTTTTTACCACCCAATTTGAAATCACTGCAAAAATTATTAAAAGCTAAGTCTACACCTTTAAAATTATCAATTGCTTCGGAAAATATTGCGCAACCTAAACCCAAATTGTCTTTATGTGGATTAACCATATTCGGCGATACAATTGCGAAAAAAGGTACAGATGATCCTGTATCAAATCTCGGCACAACGCCCTCAGGAAGTGGGGCAGGGGAATAGTTCCCTTTTTTATCTGCATAGTACCGATTTTCAATTATGTAGGTTTCATTTTCAATCGTGTGAATTTCTAAGTAAATATATTTATTTCCTCGCTCTGTATGTTCAGAAACAAAAGCCGCTTCCGTTATTTTTCCATATTTTTTTGATATAGGGATAATACAAAAGGCGGGTAAATATTCCATTCTTATATTAGCGTCCGACGATATTTTCACGTTGCCTGAACTTGTAGCGGTTAAATTATCAATTTTTAAAACAAAAGCACCTGTTCCACTATAAAAAGCTTTTTCGACAAGCGTATTTGCTTCCTGCCAAAAATTTAAATCTTTTAATATACCGCTGTATCCATTTTCGCCCTGCAAATATTCATTTGCTGCGGCATTATCAACTGTAATATCTGTTTTTTCGTTTAGTAGTATAGTTGCCCAATCCTCACAAATTTTCTTTGCCATTCGTAAGGAGAATAAATCACGCCCCTGTCGACGTCCGTTTTCTTGCATTTCCATAACCCTATGGAATGTCTTTACATATCCCGCCCACCATTGCCGCCATTCTTCTATTTGGCTGTAATAGTTAGATGAAATATTTGTATTTAACTCTTTATTAATTATATTCACTACTTTTTTTATATCCAATTTTTGTGCTCCTTCCTTATAGTTTTATGACTCTCGGCAGTTGACACAGTTTGCGCATAAATCTTTCCCAACTGTATTCAAAAGCGTCTAAAATATCAATATCACTTGAAAAGTTATCAAGTCTTGTGTCGGGCTTTTTCTTGTCCCACATTGCCGACCTTAGCCCGCCTTGTATCAGTTCACAATCCTTTGATATAAACATGCGTCCTGTATTTAGCAACGTATTACACGTGATTATACGGTTGATTATCGGGTTTTTAGCACTATCACCAATATCTATCCCTAACCCTTGCAATCGTATAGCCTTTCTCAAGCTGTTAATC